TTGGTGTAAAACTCTTTGCCGTTAGGCACAGTCAGCAAGATGATTTCTCGAAGCCGTTTCTCTTGCTCTTGTACACGCATTTTGGCTGTTGTAATTCTCAGTGCTTCAGCTTCTATAGAACCACCGCCCAACAATGGTTTTTGCTTAGTGGCTTCTTCCATTGCAGTAAGCTGGTCTTTGCCGTCATAGAACTGCCCGAATCGATCCATCAAGTCCATTGCACTGTGTCCAGACTCCAGTGCTCGGTTGATAAAGTTGTATGCTTGCGTACAGAGTTTAACGGCTGAAGCGATCTCAAGAACCATAGTGGTGGGTATCCGTGTGGATAGGCTCTCCCTACTTTCTGGTCTTCTCGTATGTTCTGAGTCCACCCAGACCCAACATACCAAGTAGAACTGGCATCATGGTGTCCATAGGTATTAGTGGAATCACAATGTCTTTTTCTATCAGTTCCATGACAAAGTTGGTAAAGGGTATGACCATGAAGTTTCCGCACATGGCACTGACAATGCACCATCCAGTGGCAGGTCTCCACCCACTGACAAAAATGCTTTCGTGCTTGGCTTCTTCTTTATTTACTTCGAGTTGTGCTTTGTTGTTTTCGGCTTGTGCCTTGGCTGCCATAGTGGCAATTTCGTGGGCTAGTTGATTCTTCTGGTCTTTGTCTTCTATGAACTTATCCAGTAGACCAGACACTGGGCCAATCAATTGAGACAACATTTAGCTTCTCCTAAATAAATTGTCCCCCTCATTTGTTTATCCCCTTGTTGTTGCTACCCTCCCTTGATCATTGCTGCAACTTCAAGAGCACGATAGCCAACTTGAGTTGCATAGCGCGAATCCAGCAGTTCATTTGCTGCCTTCTCTCGCTGTCCATTTCTCAAGTAAGCTAATGTTCTCTTAAACTGTAGAAGCGATGAGATGCCCATGTTGAAGCATAGGTTGACCAGTGCCTCTTGACAGTCTGCATCGAGATCATCAAAGAAGCTGATGTTTCTCTTACAGTCTGCAATAGCATCTTCTATGTCATCTTCTAGCATCAATCTAGAGACACGCTCACTGATAGGCTTAGAGTCAAGGTTGTGACCCACACCAATCGTCTGGTAGCCCATTGAGCATTTGTACATGGTCAGTTTTTCGCCTTCGTGGCGAACAAGTGTAGACTTGAGTCTCTCCATATCCATTCTGTTTACTCCTTATCTTTCCTGTTTCTAATTGACTTGATCGTTTCTGACTCCCATATGCGGATGCCAAGCCACGCGATAGTGAATAATGAAGCAATCGGGGGTAGCCAAGCGACCAGTGATAAAACACCAGTAGAGGCAGCAGCCCCATCCAGCAGGTCTTTGTCGTGTTCAGTTAACATAGGTACTTTCCTTATTTATTTATTGTGGACAAGAATGCCCTGTACATAGTAGGTGTCATCAGCTGACACGTTTAAGTTATATACCACGATGTTTTCGACACTCGACTCAAGTGTCTCTACCTTTATACTGTTGCCGTTACTACCGACTAATGTTTGACCGACTTCTAATGTTGCTATTGAAAGTTCGGGATGAATTGCTGTTGCAGTTTCCGCATCAACAGCTGCCCAACCTGCTGTCGTCTTGATTGGGTGACCGCCTGTTACTTTTAGACTGTTATTGATGTTGTAGATTGTTTGCTCACGCTGCGGATGTACCCAGACATCTAATACTTCAGCAGCTTCTCCTGTGGAAGACAGGACTTTATCGCCTACCACTATTTCACTGATGTATTTAAGGCTGTTGTCAGACATAGTGACCGCCATATCGCCAGTGAAACATGTTCCACCACCAGAGCCACCGCCTTGAGTACCATCAAAGTAGTAACTAGCAAAAGTGGTTGATGCCAGCACAGCGTTGTTGTCTGTTACATTTTTCCAAGCAATAGAACCAGAATGTGTTGAGCCACTGTCGCTGTTGTGTACTATGACTGACAGCACATCGCCATTACTCACATTGAACTCAAAGAACTGTAGGTTAGAACTGGTAGTGTTGAATGTAGTTTGTAAACTGCCGTTTTCACGGATTTGTACATGATGATCAGAGTTTGCAACACCTGTTCGTGTATATTCAAAACGCAGTCTGGGAGTTGCATTACTTGCACATGACACTGTTACATCTTGATATGTGCGATTTGTTTGGCTTGATGAAAAATCATCGACAACAAAAGATATGCCAGTAACTGGGATTGTATCCGACAAACCATAGAACTCTTTGAGACCATGCGGAGCAGCGAGACCTGCACCTGTAGACAGACTTGTAAGTGAACGGTTGTTGCCAGTGACATCATATTCTGCTGCAACATCATTAATACTTATCTGACCGCTAGATTGTAGTGTCATTCTATTTCACCTCCTCTTCATCAGTTCTGGGATATACCAAAAGATTAACTTGCTCGACTAAATGGCTCTGTATTTCGTCTTCTGGAATAGGAGTAATAGTTTCATCTTCTGTTCTAAAAAGGGCTATTTCAAAATAATCATCACCTTGATTGAAACAGGCTCTTGTTATTCCATCTTCTTCGATTGTTGTGTACTCGATCATAATTACCTCTTACAAGAAATGGACAGTAGTTGTACTGCCACTTGTCCCAAAGGGTGAAGGAACTCCATTCCATGTCCATGAAGTCATATTAAAATAGCTTGAGTAACTGAAAGAAGCAGAAGTACGATTAAAAGTTGTTGTGTATTGAGCCGAAGGAAAATATAACGATGTAAAACCACCGTTTGAATAATTTCCCGATAAACGAAAACTCAACATGCCATTCAAACTACCATCTGAATGAGAAAGAGAAACAATAGTAGCACCACTACGAACATTGGCAGTTCCGTCAGAAATAGACCCCATGTTGCCGTTGTAAACAAAAGTAGAAAATCCATACCCATAACTAGAAACACCTGTAGTTACTGTCTGTGTATCTAATGCGTTAGAAGCACCATGAAAGTTGCTCATTGATATTGCACCAGATGATACCCCTGCAAGTGTTCTTAGCGCAGACTCGCCCAATGATGACGTTGCAGTGGCACTTCTGCCTAACTCTAAGTTGATAGAGCGACCCGATGTAGAACCACCAATAGCAATTGTTCCAGAGGATGCAAGAGCCATTACTTAGCCCCCTTGAGTTCGTCTACTTCTGCTTTTAGTTCCTTCACTGCTTCGATTAAAAGAGCAATGATTTTGTCTTTCTCGACAGTCTTGTATTCTTCGTTAAAAGGTGCAGGTGAAATTGCATCGGGTATAACCGCTTCAATCTCTTGAGCAATAACACCAGTTTCTGTTTTGCACTTAGGGTCAAAGTTTTCGATGCCATCTTTCCAATCGTAAGTAACACCTCTAATCTTTGACAGTTTTTCTAGTGGATTCTCTATTGGCTTGATGTTTTCTTTCAAACGAGCATCAGAAGCGTAAGCTGTTACGTTACCTGTAAAACGTGCATTACCAGAGGCATCTATACCCCCTTTGTTAGCTGTTCCGTTTTGAAATACAAAACCTCTGTTAGTACCGCCTGTCATGCGGAAGTACATATTGTAATCAGACGTTGTTTCACCAGACACACGACCTGCACCACTTGTACCAGACGATGCCATGTAAATTCTATAGGCATCATTTCCGTTCCAGAACCTTAGACCTGCTCCATGAACAGCAGGTAAGTCATGGTTTCTAGCTTGCAAACTTCCAGAAGTTGAATCATCAGCATCAGAACGCAAAAACTGTGAAGCCTGTAGTCCGTCAACAGTATCAGCATCAAGACCAGAGCCAGAGCCATCGTTACCTGCGTGCCAAATACCTTGATTTTTGTAAGTAAAGGTAGTGGGTGATGCAAATAGCAAATTAGAAAAACTACCCCCTGTTTTATATCTAACTTTAAAGTTTCCGCTATCAGCATCATTATCATTATCAATGTCTACAAAAATACCGCCATCATCCATGTGGATGTCAGTAATATCATCACCATCAGTTGAACTTGAAGTTCTTTTTATCCTAAGTTTTCCAACACCATGTCCAGACAACACACTAATACCGCCATTAAATGTAGTTAGTCCAGTTGAAGTATCAGCAGTATCAGACCGCAAATACTTAGGGTCAGTTTGCGTAGTAATGTCAAACGATGTCAGATACCCTGCGGAAGCGTGATTGCCCCACCCGTAAGCGGTATCCCAATTCGATATTTTTGTATTATCTTGAGTCCACTTTGTGCCAATACTATTAGTTACTGTAGTCGAGAAATTTGCATCATCGCCTAGCGCAGAAGCTAGTTCATTTAGAGTGTCCAGAGTAGAAGGAGCAGAATCGACAAGGTTGGCAACTTGTGTGTTGACGTAAGACTGCGTTGCATAACTCTGCGATGCGTGGTCGCCCCACGAATAAGCCACATCCCAGTTGCTATTGTTGTAGCCACTGGCACTGATTGTACTGCTGAACGTAACACTTCCGTCTGAAGCAATTGTGATTGCAGTCGCGTTGCCGTTATCGACAATGCTGGTGCTTAGGAGATTTCTACTAACTTTGGTTAATGCCATTTACAGTACTCCACAGCTTATGTTTGATAGGTGGCACTGCCATACGCATACTGCCAAGTGCCTTTACGAATTTGAAATTTAGTTGCTAGTGCATAAATTGGGGCTTGTATGCTCTGCCCAGACAACTCAGCACCTAGAGTTGCACCCACACTTGTGTCTGTCACAGCGGAGTTAAACGGGGGTGTGAACCACAAAGTTGTTTTAGCCGATCTTATGTCTTCAATTTTGATACTGATAAACACTAAACGCCCAATTTTTGTGTAGCTTGCATCGCGCAGAACATAGTGAGTGCCAGAGGTTAATATCGATGTTCCATTGCTGGCGTAGACTGTGGGTGTCCAAGTTCCTTGCTCATAATCACTTAATAAATTCGATGAACCTGTGCCACCAATGTAAACACCACCAGACAGATAGATGTCTTTAAAGCGTGACGCTGAAGAACCAATATCAATAGTGCCATTAGCTGAAGCACCGAGGCTTGATGCGTTTATAGCTTGCGATGCCGTTGTTGCTATTGTGCCGTCACTGGCAATATTGATATTTGTGCCAGATGTCAGTGAAGCTACAACATTGGCTGTATTAGTAGCATCTGCATTTTGATCTATTGCATTAAGTTTATTGTGGTCAGAATCTGTGAACACGTTTGAGTCTGTGGCGCTTTCTACTAAGGCTCTAATTTCAGATGCGGTCTGGTCTGCGGTTGCGTTTTGTTCTATGGAATCAAGTTTTGACTTGAGTGTGTTAGTGAAATCGTTTGTTGATAACCCTTTGCCCGAAACTGTATCAACTTTGCTCGAAAGCCCCGATGTCAACTCACTGTCACGGGCAATACTGGCGGGAATATCGCTCTCGACAATCTCACTACGAATCGTTGCGCTCGATTTATTTTCAACATTTTCAAGGCTTAAATTGGTCTTTGCGGTAGTCGCGTTGTCGAAGTTATTATTACAGGTGCGAGAGTCACTTAGTCTTGAGTCGTTGCCTTCGGTCACTGTGCCTGAAGCCGTACCGAAATTCTTATTAAATGCTGTGTTTTTGGAAATTGTAGGTTCTTTTGCATCTAACGCAGTTTGAAGCCCTGTTACAGTTGATATTGATTGGTTTCCAGTATGATTAGCGCGATTTTTTAAATTCGTATCTGAGTCATTTGCAGTGGCACTTGTACTCACAGTGCCATCGTTAGCAATGTTAATGTTAGTGCCAGATGTTAGCGAAGCTACGACATTGGCGGTGTCGGTCTGATCGGCATTCTGTTCTATTGAGTCAAGTTTATTTTCTTGAGCATCAGTCATAAATCTTTTGTCTGATGCATCAGTAAAGTTAGCTGTACTAAATGTAGGTGATGCTCCGCTTACTACTGACTGGTCTAATGCTTTTACGTCAGCTAGGCTTGCACATTCACTATCCATCAATGCACCTGCCGAGGTTACATTGGCTGTATCCGTAACGTCTGCACCTGTTTCAATACCATCAAGCTTAGAGCCATCAGTGGCGACATTACGCCCACCGACAAGACCAGTGACATTGCCTATCAAATTTGCAGTAATAGTGTTCGCGCTAAAATCACCATTTGAATCTCTCTGTACGACTGTATTTGCTGTATTAGCAGTGTCAGTAGTTACTGGTAACGTAAGCCCCGATGCAGGGGTTATTATCATCACTTCTACAGTAGAGCCATTGGGGGGTGCTGTAGAGAAAGTTAGAGTTGTACCGCTTACGCTGTAGGTAGTTTTATTCTGATAAACACCATCTATATAGACTTGCGTATTGTCTTCAATTGTTGGGTTGACTGATAGCGTAAGTGTGGTAGTAGAGCCATCGCCTGTCATCGTGTCAGATGCTAGGTTCGCACTACCGCCTTGTGGGCCTTCTGGGCCAGTAGCACCAGTAGCACCAGTTGCTCCTGTAGCACCCTGTGGCCCAGTTGCTCCTGTAGCACCTATGTCTCCTCTGGGGACTGTTAAAACGCCTGTACTGCTGTTGTAGTTTGCAGAAGAGCCTTCTACGCCAGTGGCAACAGTCAGCCCTGTTATCTGATTGGCTTTGGTAGTTGCTATCGTTGCTTGGTTAGATGCAGTTGTGGCGTGAGTCAGAGCAGTATTCTTGTGAGTCTCTGCTGTGTTCTTCGCGGATACAGCTTCATCTCTGGCAGTCTCAGAGGCTGTCTTTGCAGTTTCGGATGCAGTTGCAGACGTTGCAGACTCAGAAGCTGATGTTGCTGCAGATGTTGCGCTGGCACTGGCTGAGTCTGCAGATGCCTGTGCTGAGTTTTTAAAGCCTTCAAGTGCGGTGACATCTTCGGCAGCAGGCCCAGTACTTGAGAAAAAACTTGAGTTAGCCATTGTTGCTCCTACAGTAAATAAGCAGGTTGAATGCTTTGCATATTCCCCGACAGTTCAGCATCGTCAGCTTGCTGTTGGACTTCGTTAAGGAACTGCTGATACTTAGCCTCAAACACCTGTAGACGATCATCAATAAAGAAGTCGGCAGCATAGGTGAGTGCGCTGTAGATAATTAAATCACTAGCAACTTGAGCCAGTATGTTTTCATCGCTGTCTTGGGTCATGGCAGGGAACTGGGCATAGTAGTCCAGTGTGATAGTGCCAGATGTTGGGGAGGGACTAAGAAGATAACTACCGCCCATACGACAGAAATAGTGTGGCTGACCTTGCTCACCAGTTTTTTGACGTTCCAAGATTTGCTTGGGTGGCACTCTGTCTAACTGGTGTCCGTCATAGGACAGTGAGATTACTTCTAAGAAATCGTTAGGCAGCAGTATCTCGTTAGTGGCATTAAGCACGTTGTAAGTAGTCTGCTTTTCCATGCTTGGAATGCGTAGCTGACGTTGGATTCTTGCGATACCTTGGTCTAGGAAAGTATCTGCAAGAGTGTCGGTAATATCACTGCGATTTAACAGTGCTTTAAAGTGAGTACGGATACTTCCTAGATTCATTGGTTACTTCCTCTTTTTTGCGGTCTTCTTCGCTTGCTTAAATGCCTTGGCAGTAGGTGCGCCTTTGCTCCCTACCTTCCGCATTTTCTCGCCACTGCCTGCTTTTATTCTCTTGCGCTTTTTGTGAATATTTGCGTATAGACTCATAGTCACACCTGCTTCTTGTTGGTGATAAATGCATCAAGGTTTTGTTGTTTAAGCCGTGCAACAATCGCGTGTGCAGGCTCTTCCATCATGTCAAAACCCTCTTTCAACCACTGCTCGTGGACAGCAACTGGTACTCTGGCGACAGACATGTATTCGCCCTCAGAGTGGCTCATGGAGTTATCGCGCTGTTGACGTATGGAATCTAAAAACTGGGGTGAGATGTACTGAGAACTCTGGATAGTGATGTTGTTGTCATCGTTGTCTTGAACCATGCTCGTTTGTACATCATTAATTTTATCTTTTGACACTTC